AGAATATCATTAATCTCAAATGTACCCTTACCACTGATCTTCTTGTAGACCACGTCCGTCACCGTCCCAACCGAAACTATCCCACGTTCTATCGGGGCTGATTGATCCACCTTCAACGCTTGCTGATTGTCCACTAGGTCTGTCATGATTGTAATCGAAACCTGTCCGTGTAGGATTTACGTCGGCCGTGTCTGCTTTCAATTTCTCGTAAAAATGTTTGGGCACTCTGAGTTTCCATTTGTGCAAATTCATGAACATTCTTGTGAGTATAGCATGAGCTTCCATCTCTTCTTCATTGAAAACATCGAACAAATAATCCCTTTTCACATAGTTCTCAACCCACAAAAGGAAATAACTTTGCACACATTTATTGCCATCACCAATCGAAATTTTCGCTAAGAATCGTTTCAGCAATATAATCGGGTCCTTGACCAAATAACCTTTGTAAAACCTGAACGACACAAATTCGGCAACATGGGAATCAAAACGTTTGTCCACACAAGGATCACTTGTCCGATACCTCGCATAACGTGTGCTTTCCTTGAAGCCACTAAGGCGTGTGAGGTCATCACCCCCATTTGACATCGGTGTGCCAAAAGGTAAATCATACTTGAATGCTTCACGAGCAGCCGTCCCAATCGTGTTAATGATGAAGGTCCAGATTTCTCCGCTATTGGTCATGGTCTTCAAAGTCTTGCCTTTGACTTCTTTGGTCAGCTTTTCTTTGACAAACCTATCCACGAAGCAACTTGGGAAGGAAAAATGTTCCATGACTCTCTTTAGGACCTGCACAGCCCATCCTGTCATGCTCCTATCTTGAGCGGACATGTCACTCATGTGAAACCTCGCGTCATCCGGAAATTGAGATCGCATCCACTGTTCAAGATCACCTGGTGTCATTTCCGCGTAAAAACACCAATGTGCTGGCTTCCTATCCATCAGTGTGCGCAAAAAATAGATGCCATAAGGTCCATGTTCAAACAAGTAATCATCACTATGAATGACGATCGTCTGCAATGGTTTCGCTTTACTGGATGTTCGATCTTTCAACTTGATTTGCGTCTTTGCCGTCAACATAATGCCGAAGTCAGGATCAGAACGATTCATGGCTGCCATTTTCAAGGATTCGCTTTTTGAACCACGTCGCTCCTGAAAATCACAAACCGAAGTGTTATACAATTCTTGATCCCAAGCCACTTTCT